AGGAAGTAAAGAGCGCCGAAAATTCCGTAATGTCTGGTTGGAAAAAAAATAAATTCTACCCTTACTCGAGCGCAGAGGGCGGCACAAATACAATAGGGTACGGCCATAAACTCACTAGTAACGAGGCCAGGTCTGGTAAGTTCACGCCCGGATTAACCGAAGCACAGGCCACTGCTCTACTTTTAAAAGATCTTCGCCACTCTGAGGGTAGGTTGAAGAAGCATTTAAGAGATAAATTTAAAGTAGACTATAATCAACTAGGTGTCGATCAAAAACAAATACTGCTCGATTTCACTTTCAACGTAGGTAATGTAGTTGCTAAATTTCCCAAGTTTACGCAACATGTACTCAATAAGAACAAGGTAGGTATGCTTGAGGAGTATGAGAGAACGTACCGAGATGCGAGAGGAGTAAAACATCCAATACAAGACCGAAACGAGAGAACACGCCGCTTTATTGAGGAGCGGTTTTAGATTTCTTCTTCTTTTTCTTCTGCCTTACCGGTAGAGTAACAAACATCGTCTTCATTTTTCCGCCCGGCTGACCCTTAAATCCAGAAATAGATTTTGTACTATGCGGTTCGTTCAATTGAGGATTAACAGTACCGTACTTACCACTAGGTCTGACCTTAGCCGGTCTCTTAGTATCAGTAGGAGCAGTAAAGTCCTCTAGAAGTTGATTATACAAATCATTAAAGGTCATACTACTATTTAGAGTTTAAAGTTGAAAATCCCACAATATACCATATAATTATATGATGCCCAGCACCCAAAAGATTAATTGCGTCGTCACAGGTAAACCTACCGTTTACTCTGGTGACTTCCTCCAAAAGAAGATAGATGAATACGGTAGTGAGGATAATCTCACAAAATACTATATTTGCAGAGAAGTTAAGGCCTTTCTTAAGAAGGGTTATAAGTGTGAGGATATACGAAAGGTGTTAAACGTATGCGAGAGTGTACTATACCCCGCTGAGGATATTATAACACATATACAGGAGAAGTTTGGTAAGAAAAGTATCTTAAAGGATCATCCTAGCTTTAATAACGCGTTGACCGGATTTACTTATAATAAAACTGATTCTGACGTTGAACATTTTATAAAGGAGTATATAATCAAGGTATGAACTTAACTGCTCGAATTAATAACGATAAGGTGGAAATCTTTGATGTGCAAACCGGGGGCATCCATGCATCCCATAGTCTTCCGCCAGGTAAATATAGTGGACCTACTATCTCCGGTAATATGGTTTCTGTGACTATTATGACCCCTTATACTGGTGATAAGATTAGAACTATCGATCTCAAGACAGGCGCAATGGTTAGTGAAATCTCAATGTAATGGTTGATATAAGATTAGTTGACCAACCTGTCGATACTGATAAGTTTGAATCATTCGATGGTGATATGCCTACCCTGTTTCTGGGATTCGCTATTAAAAATGAATATGACCATAAACGTCTCTCTATTAATAAAAAATATAAACCAAGAAAGATACTACTAGCGTTTGAGAAGGAAGCAGATGAATATGCCATATTACCGTTATATGGGCTTTTTCTACAGTTGAATAAGAACGGTAAGGAGTTGGCTGATACTCTTCTAAAGCAGCAAAAAGAAAAAGCAGTAGATATTTCGACATACGAGCAGATATTAGATGAGTATGGTATGACATGTCACGACGCATATTCGTATCTTAATAACCGTATATTCCCTATTGACTTTAACGCATTTACACGCCTAACAGATAATCCTATTATCAATGATAAGAAGATTCTCCAGCACTTACTCAAATTAAATGAGAGTGAATTTAATTTTCAGAGATTCGGTGCTTTTAAACTATTAATCCTAACAAAATAAAGTAAATAAACTCATATATGAACATCGTGAAGAGAAACGGGGAATTAGTACCCTATAACGTAGACAAAATTCACCGAGTTATTGAATGGGCTGTAGAAGGTATTAAAGGCGTAACGGCGTCTGATATCGAAATTAATGCTGATCTGCAGAAGAAAGAAGGTATGACGACAGTCGAAATTCACGACGTCTTAGTTGATTCAGCTGCAAATTTAATCAGCCTTAGTTCACCTAATTATCAATATGTTGCAGCGCGTCTATTATCATACCATCTACGTAAAGAGGTATGGGGTGGTAAGAATCCTCCTAAGCTTGTCGACTTCATTAATGAGAATGTACATGATCATGATGTATATGATGAAGATATATTGATGATGTATAATAAGACAGAGATTAATAAACTCGACGAATACATCGATCACAGCCGTGATGAAAACTTCACTTATGCAGGTATGCGGCAGCTGTGTGATAAGTACCTTATTCAAGACAGATCTACTGGAAAGCTTTATGAGACCCCTCAATTTGCTTATATGATTATTGCTATGGTGTGCTTTGGTCAATATACTGGCGATACGCGGATTGCTTATATAAAGAAAGCTTACGATTACTTCTCAAAGTTTAAGATTAATATACCTACACCGTTAATGGCTGGTGTACGTACCAAGATCAGGCAGTATGCATCTTGTTGTCTAATTGATATCGATGATACACTACCTTCTATCTTCTCGTCTTCCGCAGCAGCTGGTTTCGCTACAGGTTCAAGATACGGTATTGGTTTAAACATTGGCCGTGTGAGACCAATTAACTCTCCTATTAGAAATGGTGAGGTCTTACATACAGGTGTTATCCCGTTCCTTAAGTTAATGGAATCCACCGTCAAGTCTTGCCATCAGAATGGTATTAGAGGTGGTTCTGCTACAGTTAACTTTCCCTTCTGGCACTATGAGGCTGAAGATATGCTAGTACTTAAGAATAACTCTGGTACAGATGATAACCGTGTCAGAAAGCTCGACTACTGTATTCAATTTAGTGAGCTGTTCTATAAGAGGTTTCTTAGGAATGAAGACATTACTCTATTCTCTCCGAATGAAGCGAAAGATTTATATGATGCCTTCGGACATGAAAACTTCGATGAACTGTACGAGCAGTATGAACGTAAGACCTCATTAAAGTTTAAGAAGACTATACCGGCTCGATCTTTAATGTCCCTCTTCGTTAAAGAGCGCGTTGAGACTGGTCGGATTTACTTCATGAATATTGACCACTGTAATCAGCGTTCTGCGTGGGATACAGATGTTAAGATGACTAACCTATGCGTTGAGGTATTACACCCTACAAAGCCTCTGCAAGATACTTCTGATACTGACGCTGAAATTGGTATTTGTATTCTCTCGGCTATTAACGTGTTAGAGATTCAATCTGATGCTGAGATGGAGAAAGTATGTGATATTACTATTCGTATTCTAGATCAGCTTATCGATTACCAAGACTACTTCCTACCTGCAGCTGAGAACTTTACTAAAAATAGAAGATCTCTTGGCATCGGTATTACAAACTTCGCTGCTTATCTTGCTAAGAAGGGTGTGGGTTACGAGGATGCTGAAGCACCGAACGTTGCTGATGAGCTAATGGAGAAGGTGCAATATAACCTACTCAGCGCGTCATGTAGTCTTGCAGAAGAAAGAGGAGCATGCGCTAAGTTTAATGAGACTAAGTACTCAAAGGGCTGGTTACCGATTGATACGTATAAGAAAGAGATCGACGAGTATGTGACGAGAGAGAGTTCTATGGACTGGGAAGCTCTAAGAGCAAGAATTAAGGAGTTTGGATTGAGACATAGTACAGTATCTGCTATTATGCCTTGCGAGAGCTCTTCGGTTATTCAATGCTCTACTAATGGTATTGAGCCTGTTAGATCTTATATAACATATAAGAAATCTAAAGCGAGAACGCTACCTGTTATTGTACCTAACTACTCTTCATATAAGAGCAAGTATACTCTAGCATATGATATGAAGAGTAATGAAGGTCTTATTAAGATCGTAGGAGCGTTACAGAAGTGGGTCGATATGAGTATTAGTGCTAATGTATATTATAACTATGCTCATTACGAAGGTGGAGCGTTACCAGATTCTAAGGTAATCAAAGAGTTATTATTAGCGTATAAACTAGGTTGGCGTACTGGTTATTATCTAAATACAGATGATGGTGATAAGCAAAGCTCAGGTGAGGATGCAGTCGATGACGGTTGTGAATCTGGAGCTTGTGCAATATAAATAAGTAACACTAATATAATATAATTAACATGAAGACTGTTCTAAATACAAAAAATATCGATACAACAAAAGAGCCTATGTTTCTAGGCGAAGATCTATCCCTACAGAGGTATGATAGGTTTAAGTACCCGAAGTTCTTTGAGCTATGGAGAAAGCAGGAAGAATTTCACTGGCTACCAGAAGAAGTATCTTTAACGAAGGACCGTAATGACTACGAAAATCTAACGGATACAGAGAGATTTATCTTTAATAGTAATCTTAAATGGCAGACTATGACTGATAGTATGCTCTCCAGAAGTATTCATAATATTAAGAACTATGTATCTAACCCAGAGCTAGAAATCTGTATGACTTCTTGGGCGAGATTTGAAACTATCCATAGTTATTCATATACATATGTACTACAGAATATCGCCAAGGATGCTACACAGTTCTTTGATTCTATTCTTGAAGATAAGGAGATTGTTAAAAGAGCGAATGAAATTAGCAGCGCATATAACACTCTACTAGGCGATGACGGTGGTTGTATGAAGCAACGAATTTTTAATTCTGTACTAAGTACTCAGATTACTGAAGGATTAGCCTTCTATACCTCTTTCGCATGCTCGTTCTTCTTCGGCTATAAAGGTAAGATGGAAGGTACGTCAAAGATCGTCGGTCTGATTGCACGTGATGAGAATCTACATACTGCTATTACACAGAATATTATGAAAAACTGGCGTGATAATCCGGATGAAGGTTTCCAGGATATTGTTAAAGACAATGAGCAGAAGGTCTATGATATGTATCGCCTCGCTGTCGCGAACGAAAAGAAATGGGCTGAATACCTCTTCTCTAAAGGGTCTCTCCTAGGGTTAAACGCTGACATGTTAGGTGGTTACATTGAATGGTTAGCTAACAATAGACTCAAGTCTCTTGGGTATGACAAGATATTTGATGCGCCTACTAACCCTATTGGAGGCTGGTTAAACAGTTTTACAGATAGTTCAAAAGTACAGGTTGCTCCTCAGGAGACTGAAATTAGTTCTTATAAGATCGGTGCAAGAGATACTGAGATTGATTCATCTGATTTTGATGAATTTGAACTATAAAAGAAGTTGATTTAATAATTCTATACGTTATAATAACCGTATATGAATATGAAAAATACAATTAAAACCGCTATCCTTTCATTGCTTGCAGCTACTGTTGTAAATGGTCAAGGCGTACAGAATACTAAAGATCAGAATGCAGTCGAGTTCGGCTACTACGAGCAACGTATCCACCGAGGGCAAGTAGACGCCACAGACGCCGCATACCTTAAGGCTTCGTCTGAGGTTGGTACGCTTCGTAATCTTAGTATTGTTGGTAGTGTTGAGCTCGTAGAAGACGACAGAGACCAGCTTCACGCATCCCTAGGTACAGTATTCAATACACCAATCGGTGATATCGATACCCGTTTAGTAGCTCATAAAACTGAAGGTTCAGATTTTACCTTTGAACTCGAAGGCCAGTACAAGGTATCTCCCTTCAACTTCGTTGACGCTATCCTCTCTCTAAACGTAGAGGATGGAAGCGGTACAATTGATTACTCGACTCAGATGATTTATACACCCGCTCTAAACATCTCTAAGAGGTTTACATCTGAATACTTTGATCTCATTCTCGGCGGCGAGACCGGTAAGAGTTATGGTCTCGATGACAGCTTTCAATACATTCAACTGTATACTCGAGTAGAAACTATCATTAATGAAACAGCTCATGTCTATGTACAGTTTAACTGGCTTGATAATGATGACGTAGTATATGATGCTACCACATTTGCTTCAAGTGAAGACTTCGACTCATCTATCCAGGCAGGTGTTTCGTTTAAATTCTAACCTAACCAAAACAAAAAAATGTCCCTTTCAGCCGAGAGGGACATTTTTTTTATGTTTATATATAAAAAGTGTACTGCACGTGCCTAAATAAAACTAAGCAGGGAGAACATATAAAATATTAAACTAGGGTTGGATGGTGGGCAATTTTAATACCGGGTGTTTCGAGGTCGCGTATTATTAATTATTTTTGATTACGTCTTATGGCACTAATATCTTCCTTTATAGACCTCTCCGAGGCCTTTATGTAGCTAATATCTCTCCTAATCTCAGCAATATCAACTTCTAGTTGTTTCATCTCCCTTGAGAGTATAATCTCACCATCGTCAGAAATTAGTTTAGATATGAGACTTTCAATTTTAATGACTACTGCTGCTAACTCCTGAAGCCGGTCTCGGTTTGAGCCTACTAGAAACCGTATTGACTCGGTCTCTTTTTCTAGATTTTCAACTTTTAAAAGTAATATTTGTCTATTTTTAGCATATACCTCATTGCTCACATACTGACTGTTAAGCCATAGAGCTGCGGTCGCAGCTACCAACGCGATGATAAACGTTGAAAAGTGAAATCCATCAAAAAAGTTCTTTAGGGAACTACGGGGAGTTATCATGTTAGTATTTAAGTTGACCTTATACCTATTACATAAAAAAAAACTATTTTTTAAAAACTATTTTTGACCATTCGATCTCGGAGAGGCAGCTGATCGACCCGCGTCGCCATTTAGCGATGTAGCAGCTTCCCTGACAGCATTATTCGTATCTTTAAGCGTTAGAGGTAGATTAGCAAAAGCATGGTTATGGTCAGCGACGATCAGGGAGCTACTATTAATCGTAATAGTACCGGACCATGTACCTGCGCTTTCGTTTATACTACCAGCGAATGATGCCGTGTAGGTAGCACCGGGTTTTAACCTGGCTCCTGTAAGTTCTGTTAGTTGATACTCCCTAGGAGCTGTTACATGTTGTAGGTACGTTTCACCCTCAACGAGCATACCACCGCCTATAAGAACGTTTTTGGATACACCTAAACTACCATCGACTAAAATCTGTCGCTGTCTCTTATTTCTTAATCTAAGTATATCAGCCGAGATATTAACTACCTTACCGTCGATATTAACCTCATTAGAAGAACCGACATTAACTTGTTCACCGGTTACATTCGTAATGGTACCTACAACATTAGTAGGTCCGTAAGACTTTAGGTTTAAACCACCTGCACCTACGATAACATTGTATCTATTAGCAACATTAAGAGTAGATGTACCTCCAGGTAAGTCTTGTACATGTACATACTCAACGAGAGGAGAGCCTTCACCATCCACATATACAGTACCTCCAGACGATTTTATCTCACTGCTAGTAAATTTACCGATAGGATCATATCTAATACTACCGAAATCATTCATTTCAAGCCCGATATTTTCTACCTTATTTTTAGTGATACTAATAATCTCACTACCACCAATACCTAATCCTTGCTCGATACTAGTTAGCTGTTCTATGTTAGCATCGAGAATTTCCTTTAATTGATCTTTCCTCTCGTCTATCTCCCATGTACCGCCTTCTGTTGATGGGCTCGGCTCCGGGACAGAAGGAGATGCACCTGATGGCCCGGATGCTGTACCGTCTAATATAACGACACTTTGGTCATTAATGTATGTACCTAGATCACCCGGAGCGGAGCTTGAATCACCAGCTAATGTAGGAATTACCTCTGTACCTGCCGGGTTAGCTCCGAATGTACCTGACTGCTCTTGTAGATCACTGTTTCGACTCAATGTAACAAAACCGTCTGGGCTTCTGACGTCGTTATTACCCGTTCTTTTTATTTCAAAAAGCTGCTTGAACTCCTGAATGGGGCCAACAATATCTTTCCACTCCTGAAACGCTGCTCTATCTAAGTTACCGACTTTCTTATATTTGTCTCTCAGGACTATTTCGTCAAAATCCTTCTGTGTAAACTCGTTCCTAAACCCATTGACAGTCTCATAATAATCATTCTGGACAAGAGTATTTTTGTTTGTAGTTGCTAACTCAATCGTAGCATGGTTATTCATCTCATAGTGTGAACCTGAATATTGACCTAAAACTACTTTCTCACCTAAGTCTGTATTCACGAACTCTAGACTACCACCTTTTTGATTAATTACAAATTTATTTCTATATGTATTTGCATCTGTATTATCATCCGTTGTACCAGCAGATCTGTTCTCGTACGTACCTGGATAATCATTGACACCTTTATCACCAAATATACCTGCCCAGTCCTCCTGACCGTAACTACTAGCGAAATATACAGGGAACTGTATATTACCTTCTCTGAAGAACACCCATACATGCGCACCTACAGCAGGTATAGAGAACGAGCCGCTAGCGGCATTATTATATGCATTAGGGGTGTAATTGTATGATAACGGGTTAGGCCTATTTGCGTAAGCCTCTGCTGTATCGAAAGCGTCGCTGAAAGTGACCTCTTCATCATAAAGAGAATGAGGAGCATTACCATCAGCACCAGAAGCGCCTTCCGTTATAGTGCTTAGGAAATTAGAATACGACTTAGAGCCTGCTTCATTATAGTTGTTAAATCTACCGGTAGCATTCTCACCTACCAACGGCCCCGCGTATTCAGCCCATGGTAGTATTTGCTTTAGTTCATTTAATATAGGGGTAGTATCGCCGTTTACATTATCTCCAAAGAGACTGTCGATGCTCTTATCTGATTGACCATCGAGCCATGAAGAGTCTGAAAGAGGTGTGAGGTGAGGTATAAAGACTTTAACCCTACCGTATTGATCTGGGTCATTATTCTGTATAACGACACCTAGGTAGTTACCGAACTTCTTTTTTTCTTCCTTTTCCTCCATGTTAATATTTAAAAGAAAGTAGTTACATTGCTATAGTTTATGGTTTAGCTGCAAGTACGAGAGCTGCTTCTGCATCTCTTCTCCGCTGCAAGCCTGGGACTGAAGGCCATATTCTCTTCATATCTGAAAGTTGCGTAGCTATATAACCGTAAATATCAGCTACAGGTATATTCCCTAGAAGTGCTTCATGAATGTTTCTCATCTCTAGTCTACTACTCGAACTACTTAGCGACCCGCCGCGATTGAATACTAGTGACACCAGTGCACCGAATGCATCAGCATTTAATTTACCCGGGGACATAGTGGTTTGAATCGAGCGTGGGAATGTACGCTTAGTCCTGTTAACTTGCGTTGGTATAGTATTGTTAACATATACCTGCTCTGCTGCTGCCCATGGTATAACTATATCTCTTACAGAACTTAGAGCGTTTTTTGCTGCTGTTTTCTTGAGACCTACGACGCGCTCTAGCCGCACATAATCTCCCGGGTCTAACTTGTCGCGCCAGTCTAGTGCAAAGGCACTCTTACTATAATAACCTAAGTCATAACCGACGCCAATTGTAACACCAGATTGTACACCCGGCCAGGTAGGCCGACTGAGCCGAGCATTATAGTAATTAGCACCACCACCTACTTCAAAGTCTAATATTAACTTATACGCTTTATCGCTTAGGAGTGGTGATGGTGATGAACCACCGCTTGGTACGCTTTGACTGCCCGTGGTGGTTACGCCAGGTAATCTCGGACTGGCTATAGCAGGTACACCTGTGGTTGTTACACCAGGTAAAGACGATCCCCCTATACCTTTACTAGGTACCCTGCCTAGTGTATTTAGTAGAGCTGCAGATGTGGCCTCTCCTCGCTCAGCGATTGTTGCCCCTGCCTTTAATGCCGCAGCTGCTTTTCCGAGTACGTTATCTGTTATTAAGCTTTTTGCTGACTCTAGTGCGGAAGTATCTACCCCGAAATCACGTAAATCTGTATTTGCAAGCTGACTAACATTAGTAGTAACGTCGCCAAGCATATCTCCGAACGATGAAGCTGTTTCTGTTACCTTAGTTAAGTCAGCCGTTACACATTCTTTTTGCTGATTCAGAAAATCAGTAGCTGCAATTCTTATATTTAACTTCTGATCTTTTAGAGCATTTACAGCACCTAATGCATCTTTTGCTACCTCTGGTAGTTTATCAAAAATTGCTGCTGATGCTAACGCTTTTATTTTACCTAAATCAGGTATCTCACCATTAAGGACATTTGTTGCAGCACTTTGAATCTCACTAAAATCAGGTATCTCGGGCAATAATCCAGTTAACTTATCTCTGTAATTATTAACAGTGCTACTTACAAGCGCTTCCATATCTGGTGTAACGGACGCTATAACCGCATCGACCTTAAAATCCTTAATATCCGGTGACAGTCCACTTATTTGTGAAGGTAGAGCTCCAGTAAGTTTTGCAGCTATATCGTCAATTGGTAACGCGTTACAGAGACTTGGAATCTCTGGAATTGGAATATCGGGTATACTAAATGCCATATAATTATTTACTGGATATATGCAGTTTAGCCGCTATAATATGTATATGACGAAGATGATATCCCACGAAACGCCTCTATCTATGCTAGAGGAATCAATTACATATAATGATTATGACTACGCTCTAGTACATCTATTTGAAACTCATCCTGATTATCTAAAGTTTTTCAAACGCTCTCTGGCCTGTGGTAGAGAGGTTCTACTAGATAATAGTATATTTGAATTAGGTAAATCATTCGATAGTGTTAAATTTGCCGAGTATGTGAAAGAGTTACGACCGACATACTACATTGTACCTGATGTATTAGAGGATGGTTACCAGACGATGGTAGATTTCTCTAATTTTACTAAAGAATACACCGACTTACCTGGTTTGAAAATAGGTGTCGTGCAGGGCCGTACATACGATGAGTTAGTTGAGTGTTATCAGTATATGTCAAGGCACGCTGACTATATCGCGATTAGTTTTGATTATAGCTACTATATTGCGACTGGTAGGGGCGGTACAGAATTAGAGCGTTGGTGTACAGGTAGACAGAAGTTTATTCGTGATCTTATCAATGATGGTGTCTGGAATTGGCAGAAGCCTCATCACCTACTCGGTTGCTCATTGGCTTCAGAGTTTGGGCATTACGGTGATATTAAGAACATTAGAACGATCGATACCTCTAATCCGGTTGTAGCTGGTATTAAGGAACTACGTTATAATGGTAATCTAGGGTTAGTAGATAAGCCTTCTATTAAGTTAGCTGATCTTATCGATCATAAAGTAACTGATACACAGAAAGAGGCTATCTACTATAACGTTATGCAATTTAAATCCATTATACAGTAATATGATAGTTAGTTTTACAGGAGCTCAAAGTACAGGTAAGTCTACTCTACTTAAAAGATGTAGAGATGATGAAAAGTTTAAATCGTATGAATTTGAACCTGAGGTAACTAGATGGGTTAAGAAGACATATGACCTCTCTATTAATGAGGATGGTGATGAGTTTACGCAGTTAGCTATTCTAAATCGACATATGCATAATTATCTTACATATAAAGATAAAGATGTTATTTTAGATAGATGTATATTGGATGGCTTGGTGTATACGAGGTACCTGCATTGCAGTGGTAAGGTAGGTGCGGATGTAATGGAGTATGCGTCGTATCTATATCGTAAGCTTGTTGATAAGGTGGATGTTATATTCTACACTGAACCTGACATCCCATTGGTTGACGACGGGGAGAGAAGCATCGACGTAGAGTTTAGAAACAATATTGTAGATATATTTGAGAGGGTTTTAGCTTCAACAGAGACCTCAACTAAGGTAGTTAGATTGAAAGGATCAGTTGAAAATCGTATGAAAGTAGTATATAATGAGATAGAAAATTATGGCAAATAAAGAACTAGATAATAGCAGAATTAGTAAGCACTTAGGACAGACATCGCAGTATAAGAGTCAATATGACCCTGAATTGCTTGTTAAGGAGCCTAGATCAAATAATAGAGGATACCTAGGTATTGTAGAGGGTGATTTACCCTTCGTCGGTTATGATACGTGGAATGCGTATGAGTGTTCCTTTCTTCTGAGTAACGGACGACCTGTAACCGGTGTTGTAAAGATTGTATATGATTGCAATAGCACATATATCGTCGAGAGTAAGAGTATTAAACTATACCTTAACTCCTTTAATATGACGCAGTTTGAAGGTAGTCAAGATGGAGCAGTAGCGCAGTTCGAATCTAAAGTTAGTGAAGATCTTAGTCAGCTACTCGAGACTGATGTAGCTGTTAACTTCTTCGATCCGGCAGCCGTCGATCAGTACGATGTATCTGCTCATCAACAATGGTCGTTGGATAAGTATGACACGCTCGAAGATCAGGTATGTGATAAGGATATTGAATATACCGTATATAACGAGACGCCTGAGCTCCTAGAAGAGGGTAAGACGTCAGGTGATACAGACGTTGAAGTTAAGTATCACTCAGCGTTGCTTAAGAGTAACTGCCGAGTAACGTCTCAACCTGACTGGGGTGATGTAATGATTCATATGAAGTCCAAGCATGCAGTTGATAAGGCAGCTCTATTGAAGTATATTATCTCCTTTAGAGACGAGTGTCACTTCCATGAAGAGATCTGCGAATGTATCTACCAGCGGCTGATGAAGGCATTTGAACCTACTGAGTTAGGTGTTATGTGTCTCTATGCACGCAGAGGTGGTATTGATATTAACCCTGTTAGAGCGTCAGATAAGAACGTATTAGTTCACGTAGCTGATACCTTGATTGATCCGCAGAGTAAACATATTAAAACGTCTAAGCAGTAAGCTTAATAATACATATTAACATAAAAAAAGGGTATCGGCGAAAGCCGATACCCTTAAGTTTGTTTATCTTATACTGTCTAAGTCTTAGAAGTACACGCTGTTTGAAGCAGGTGTAAATGAGACCCCAAGTCCAGTAACGAGAATAGTGTGGTAGTAGAGGTTAGCTCCAAAGATATTATCAACTACGCCGTAACGTGTAAGCAAGCCTACACGTGGTGCGAAGTCATTAGGACCAATGGTGCGCTGAACCATAACCGGGATGTACGGACAATAGATAATACCAGTGTCATAGAACTCAGGTCCCTTGTAACCCAATAGGGCGTACTCAGGCTTCTCTGCATTAGCTGCATCGATGTTGTTACCATCTGTTCTAGTATCACGGTATACATTGAAACGTCCACCAAGATTACCGATCTTAGCTACTCCGACAGGCTGTGTGTTTACGTTACCTTGTACAGGTGCCCACTGGAATTCAGGGAGCATCTCAAGGATGGCGCATACGCGTGGTGTTGCAACAATAAAGTTTGCAGCGCCACGACGGTTACGTACAGCAATGCGGTTCGCTTCGATGATTAATCTTTGATAGAAATCACGATTACGTTCTACTAACCAACGACCGTCGGCGGAAGCAGGACTCCAGATGGAGTAACCAGCACCCTCGCCCGCGTCCAGTGAAACCTGAATCATACGGACCAACATTTCACGGTCGATCTCGGCCTGCATT